TGGTCTATGACCCGTTTCTTGGATCCGGAACGACAGTGATAGCGGCTGAAACGGAAGCGCGTATTTGTTACGGAATGGAACTAAATCCATCCTATGTTGATGTTATCATAAAACGGTGGCAGGATTTCACAGGCAAACAGGCAGCGCGCGAGTCGGATGGCGTTCTTTTTAATAGTTTGTTTATTACAAAAGATCAGGTGGCAGCGTGAAAAATATAACTAAAGATGAACTCATTTTAATGGCCACCGTTCATTGCACCATGGATGAAATTTGCGGCTATTACCAATGTTCAAAAGAAACGATTCGTAACCGTTGCCAAGAATTTTTTGACATGAGTCCCGAAGTATTTTTAAAAGCCCACCAAGGCGCAGGAAAAGTAAGCCTACGCCGAAAGGGTTTTCAGATGGCGCTTAAGGGCGACAGGGACATGCTCAAGCTTCACCTTAAAAATCATTGCGATTTCGTTGATAAAGTAGACAACACGCACAGCGGGCCAAATGGCGGAGCAATAAAAACGGACTTGACCAGTACCGTTCTATCTGGTGAGTTTACTTACGAACAGCTTAAGGCAGAGGCCGAAAAGCGCGGCTTGCCTCTTCCAAAATTCGATAAGGATTTAGAAAGTGAATGAATTCCTATATGTTCATAAAAAAATGTTTTTTGGCCAAGTTGTTTATAGTCGTGTAGCGGATATATCGTGCCTCTGGTTGTTCGGTTTTTGCGTATATGCCCGCGTAGGAAAAGAATTTACCATTGGTTTCAATTTGGATAATTGATGAATTCCGTCGACCTCTACGAACAAATTGCCCTGCATGAAGCCCGCTCTAATTTCTGGAATTATCGCCAGTACATAAACGGCGGCGGCAAAAGACCGATGCTTGTTGGGTGGTATCAGCGCAAAGTGGCGCGGACGCTTCAACAGTTCTTCTATGACCTTAAGGCCGGCAAGCGCCCAAAGCTGATTATTCAGGCGCCACCGCAGCACGGCAAATCATATCAGGTCATTGATGCAATCACGTGGTACGTGGGCCATGACCCAGACCTTCGGATAATTTACACCTCATTTTCCGACAGGCTAGGCATACGCGCCAATCTTCGCGTTCAGCGCATACTGGAGTCGGAAAAATACAAGAAGCTATTTACAGAGCCGCGTATGGGCCGGGAAGCTGCAGCAAAATCGATCAGGCGGGCGCAACGAACAACCGACCTCATTGAATTTATCGGCCGCGATGGATTTTTTAGAAACACGACGGTCAAGGGCGCGATTACAGGCGAAGGTCTTGACCTCGGCATTATCGATGACCCGTTGAAAGGCCGCGATGCCGCGAACAGCGAGAACAACAGAAATTCCGTATGGGATTGGTTCACGGATGATTTTTTCACGCGATTTTCCGATGAGGCAGGATTTATCACCATCCTTACACGCTGGCATATCGACGATCCTGTAGGGCGGATGAAAGACAAATTTCCCGACATGAAAATTTTGTCTTTCCCTGCACTCTCTGAACCCGGCGCCATCCTCATGCCGGACGATCCGCGGAAGCCAGATAGCAATGAGCCGCTTTTTCCTGAACTGAAATCTTTCAGCTTCCTCATGGAGCGCAAGAAGCTGATGAGCGCCTTTAACTGGTCGGCTCTGTATATGCAGGAACCTAAAATAATTGGCGGCGAGATTATCAAGGGCAAGGATTTTATACGGTACAAAATAGCCCCAAAAATTGTTTATCGTAAAATCTTTGCGGATACGGCGCAGAAAACACAAGAGCGTCATGATTATTCTGTGCTTGAATGCTGGGGTAAAGGCGAGGACGGTAAGGCCTATCTATTGGATTTGGTGCGTGGAAAATGGGAGGCCCCCGAACTGAAACGCCGCACAAAAGAATTCTGGAATAAACACGCGGCCATGAATAAGGATCTTTTGGGAATTCTGCGCAAACTCGGCGTCGAAGACAAGGCCAGTGGAACGGGCTTAATTCAGGATATCCGCAATGAGGCGACAATACCGATTGAAGCCATACAGCGAAATAAGGATAAGCTTACACGGGTCATGGATGTTGTGAGTTACATCGAAAGCGGATATGTTTGTATTCCTGATGATGCGCCGTGGGTCAGCGATTTTGTTTCTGAATGCGAGGCTTTCAAATCTGACGATAGCCACGCCTTTGATGACCAGATCGACCCGATGTGCGATGCAATAACAGACATGCTGGCTTCAAAAGCAAAAGGATTTTTTGACCTTGTTTAACTGGCTTCGCAAAAAACCTGAACCGCCCGCCCCGAAAAAGCCCGGATTTTTCAGCACGGATTTAGTTTATGGCCGCCCGAACTATCAGGCGATGATAGCCCGCTCTTTTCAAAAACCATTGCCTCATCCAGTTTCAGGAATGGCGATGGACGCCGTAGACCAGACCGGCTTTAAGCTACAATTCGCTTCACAATGGGGCGGCATACCTGACGCGCAATTAGGATGGTATGCGAGTCAGGGTTTCATAGGCTATCAGCTTTGCGCAATCATTGCGCAACACTGGCTTGTTGACAAAGCCTGCACCATGCCCGCGCGCGATGCCGTGCGCGTTGGCTATGAAATCACTGTCACGGACGGCAGCGAAGTTCCTCCGGAAAAGCTTGATGCTTTGCGCAAAATGGATCAGCGCATGAACCTTGATTACCATTTGGAGCAATTCGTACGAATGGGGCGTGTCTTCGGTATTCGAATTGCGCTGTTTAATGTTGAAAGCCCTGATAAGGATTATTACGAGAAGCCATTTAATCCTGATGGTGTTAAGAAAAACAGCTATAAAGGCATAAGCCAGATCGATCCATTTTGGATGACGCCGCAGTTCGAAGCGAACGCAATCCAAAACCCAGCCGCTATGGATTTCTATGAGCCGACATGGTGGGTTATTGGCGGCAGAAAGATCCATAAAACTCATTTGGTCATCATGCGCACGAGCGAAGTGCCAGACACTTTGAAGCCAAGTTACATGTACGGTGGCGTTTCAGTGCCGCAGCGCATTTACGAAAGGGTTTATGCGGCGGAACGCACAGCCAATGAAGCGCCGATGCTGGCGATGACGAAACGAACGACTGCGCTGCACATGGATATTGCGCAAGCCATGGCCATGCAGGATAAGTTTGAAGAAAAGATAGCCTTCTGGACGCATTACCGCGACAATTACGGCATAAAGGTTTTAGGGACAGAAGAAACCATAGAACAATTTGACACCGCTCTCGGCGATCTTGATGAAACAATTATGACGCAATATCAGCTTGTTTCGGCGGCGGCTGGGGTTCCTGCTTCAAAGCTTCTCGGTACAACGCCAAAGGGTTTTAATTCAACCGGCGAATATGAAGAGGCCAGCTATCGGGAAGAACTGGAGTCAATCCAGACGCATGACCTTACGCCAATGATTATGCGCCACCACCTTCTTTGCATTCGTTCGGAAATATCGCCCGGCGCTGTCTTCGAAACAGGCGTGGAATGGAACCCGCTCGATAGCCCAACGGCGGAAGAAATCGCAACGGTTAACAAAACCAAAGCTGATACGGATGTTGCGCTTATTAATGCGGGCGTAATCGATGGATATGACGCGCGCGCCCGTCTGATAAACGATGAAAGCAGCGGATATAATGGAATTGAACTTGAAGCTGAAATAGAAAGACCTGACGATATCGAAGAAGAACCGGACGATAACAGCGATGCCGGATGAACTTTTAACAAAAAGCCGCAAGAAACAGGTTGAACGAAACCGCACCAAAGTTATTAAGGGTACGCCGCTAAACTACAACGCCGCTTCGGAAGAACGATATTCGAAAAAGCTTATATCGCTTGTGCGGCAAATGACGGCGCAGACAGCGCGCGAAGTCGAAAAGCTTTTCAAGGAAGAACACGTCAAGGAATTCTTCGGTCAGGATAGATCCGTAACGGCTCAAGCGCGTATCGTCACAAACTCATTGAAGAAAAAATTCGATCAGCTTTTTGCATCCAAGGCTAACGGCCTTGCAATGGGTATGATAAACGATGCCGATAAAACCAGTTCGGCAAATCTCCATGCCAGCCTTAAAGAACTTTCAGGCGGTTTATCTCTCAAGACCACCGCCATAACGGCACCGATGAAACAGATTATCAGTGCATCGCTGATTGAGAATGTCAGCCTGATAAAATCCATTCCAGCGCAGTATCACAACCAGATACAGGGCGCGGTCATGCGCTCCATCACGACCGGCAACGGCTTGCAGGACCTTGTCCCGGCGCTTAAGAAATACGAGAACATAACCATGCGCCGCGCGCGCCTCATTGCGCAGGATCAGACGAAAAAGGTTTATACGAATCTGAACGCCGGGCGGATGAAAGCTATCGGAGTCGATGAGTACGAATGGGTTCATTCTTCTGGCGCTCTTGAGCCGCGTGAATTGCATTTGTCCTACAGCGGGCGCATTTTCTCTTTGGACGATCCGCCGATTATCCAGTATGCCAAAGGATCTTTGCCGGAAGTTTACGGCAAGCCCGGCGATTTAATTAACTGTGGTTGCAAAATGCGGCCTGTGATAAAGTTTGATGAAGGGTGACAAAATGACCGCGCGCCAAGTCGATAATAACGGATACATTACGATTAAAAATAACCCCATTTCGCGTAGTGGGGTTTTCCCGTATCTGGGCGCAAGCATCGGCGCGCCCATTCCAGATAAGCTATATAACGTTTACAGGCCGCAAGAAGAATTGCAAGATCCTGATTGTTTGAGCAGCTTTGCGCTTATCCCTATCGTGGACGATCACGACATGTTAGGCCCTTCGAATGATGGCCTAATTCCAGCGGAAAAAAAAGGAATTCACGGAACCACAGGAAGCAGCGTTGATTTTGCTAATGGAATTCTGTACTCTGACATTAAGATTTTCAGTGAGTCACTTGCAAACTCCATTGAAAATGGTAAAAAAGATTTATCACTAGGCTACCGTTGCAGCTATGAATACGCGCCGGGAACCTTCGCGGGACAAGATTACGAATACGTCCAGCGTTCTTTGAGGGGCAATCATCTGGCCCTAGTCGATCAAGCCAGATGCGATGTCGCCGTCCT